GTGACCAAGGCGAGCGCTGATGAGCTCCTCAAGAGTGAGGCGTGTCTCATCATGGTAGTTTTCAGGAGTGATAGGGTGGATGCTGTCAATGATGTACAGCTGATGAATGAGGGTGGCGATCTCATGGGGCTTGAGATGACGAGAGGTGAAGGGGAGGGGCTCACGCTTTGGCTCAGGTGCTGGCTGTGTGAGCTTGTCAGCGATGAGAGCGCAAGCGCTGAAGAAGATAGCGATGAGACAACAGATAAAGATGGTGGTGATCATTGGTGGAGCTCCTTGGTGATGGTGATGAACATATCAGGGGTGTAGGTGGTGGACCCCGTGAGGCGGTTGGCTGCCATAGCAATTAAGGTCGCGACCTTGATTGATGGTGTGACTGATCCGTTGAGAATCTGGCTCAAGTAGGATCGGTTGACATTGGCTTCCTCTGCTAGGTGACCAAAGTTGTAGCGACCTGCTTTGAGGTCTTTCTTTAGGCGCTCTTTCATGATGGCTCCTTGTGATGTGGTGATGACTCCTTGTGCCACACTCCACACACCAAGTCAACAAATATTTTCACACGGTCAACAAACTAAAGTTGACCGAGCCAAACAAAAGCTTTATATATAGAGCACCACAAACGAGAGGAGCTCTTATGAAAGAGTTTGATGTACGCAAGGCGATTGGCCTTGATGAGACTTTAACCACGGCGCAAAAGTATACCCTGATCATGCTGTGTACCCGCCTTGATTGGCACACTTGGACAGGTCAGGTCAGCGCTCGCGATATTGCCAAGGTGTCAAGCCAGGGTGAGCGACAGGTGAAGCGTCACCTGGCATCACTCAAGAGAGCAGGGTGGCTTGAACGCATGGTTGAGCTTCGCTCAGATGTCCCACGCCTACACCATAAGGCTGACACCCGCTTGAATGTGGAGCTCGTCAAGAGCATCCTTGATGGTCAGCCACAGACTACACCACCAGCTAAGATTGACCCTGTGAGTGTCACAAGTGACACCAGTGGCGAAAGTGACACTAGTGGCGTTTATGACATGGGTGACAAAAGTGGTGAGACTGCCAAATCTGTCACTAGTGGCGAAAATGACACTAGTGGCGAAAGTGACACAGGTGGGGTGTCAGATGTGACACAGGAGGGGTGTCATAAAGGACACTGGGGCAGTGTCATAAGTGACACAGGTGGGGTGTCACTTTCGCCACCCAATATCAATATAGATCAATCTAATATCAATATAGAACAATCTAATATCAATAGCTCAGAGCCTGAGCCTGAGCCACGCGTGAAGCGCGGGATTCTTGAGGATGGCTTTGAATGGTGTGAGAGGTGTAAGCAGAACGTGAGCATGGATGAGCCTCACACTTATCCACACTCTAAGCTCATCTGCTCAGATGATCAGCCAACGCCTGAGGAGGTGAGTAAGGCTATGGAGTGGGATCAAGCTTGGGGAGCTCCTGAGGTCAAGGTCAGCTCAGAGGTCAAGCGAGGTGATTTATTTTATCTTGATGAGATTCATGATGAGCTCAACTACAAGCGTGAGGTCTTTGACATCCTCAATGACTATGGGCGTCATGACGTGCGCCTCTGTCTATGGAACCGCCAAGATGGTGACAAGCTATTCAAGGAGATGATGGAGGCTAAGATAGCTCCACGCTCAGTCATTGATTGGGTCACGGTCTACTATGGAGGTGAGGCCACAGGTGACACACCCTCTAAACCAAAACCACCTACCAGCTATAAGGTCACGGTTGAACAACAGCAAAAGATACTAGAGGCTGATCGAGCGTGGCTTATGAATGGACAGACGAATGGAGACAGCAACACATGGTAATCAACTACAATGGCCTCAACGCTGAGAACTTCCCGCCCTCAGAGTGGGTGAGCTCATCAGGCTACCTCACCACCAATCCCCTTCCATACTGTGACCAATGCACAGCTCATGATGGGTGGGTCTATACTGAGCGACAGGCAGACATAGCGCCCACCGCCAAACGTTGTCCAATCTGTCATCCGCTTAGGAAGCGCCTCCAACACCTTGAGGACGCCAAGCTTCCCTATGTGGCTCATCAGCACACCCTCAACGATTATGAGTGGGACAGCCCAGAGCAGAGGGAGCGCGTGGGCGCTGTGCTCGATTGGATTCATGGCCACACCAACCCCATTGACAAGCCAGCGGTTATGCTGTGGGGAGCTCCAGGCAATGGCAAGAGCACCATTCTCCACATCCTAGCTAAACACGCTGTGTTTCAAGGGAAGCGCGCTCTCTTCTTAACTCATGAGGGATGGTTCACCGACCTCAGAGCATCATGGAAGGCTGAGGGGCTCAACCTCCATCAGATACTTGAGCGTGTTGACCTCCTCTGTCTTGATGAGCTTGGAGGGCTTGGAGGTGGTGGGCGCTGGTCAGATTGGTACAAGTCACAGACTAGAGAGATGATCGGCGCTATCTATGACAGGTGGGCGGCTAAGAGCCTCGCTGTGGTCTGTACTAGCAACCTCACACCTCGCGTCATCACTAAAGACCTCTGTGACAACAACAGCGCCGTGAGGTCAAGGCTTGGCGCTATCTTTGGAAAGCCTGTCAAGATGGTGGGCCATGACAGGCGAGCGGGTGTGGATGATGGGTGGGGTTGATGTTTATTGCTAAGGTGGCGTACAGGGACGCCGTGGCCTTCTACTCTGCTCATCACTATTTGGGTGGTGTATCTCTGAGCTCATCCTCATGGGGTCTGTATGAGCTTGAGGGTGGCTCATATAACCTGACCGCTTGCTGTTCCTTTGGCGCTCCTGTCAGCGAGAACCTGAGGGCTTCAATCTTTGGAGATGACCACAAAGACAGGGTTAAGGAGCTACAGCGCTTGGCTAGGTCCTCAACATGTTCTCACCCCATGTCTGCCTTTGTCGCTCGCGCCATCCGTAACTATGTAAAGGAGCGCGCTGAGAAGTCACAGCCTGAGCTGTGGGCTCTGATTAGCTTTGCTGATGACAACCAAGGACACCATGGCGGGATCTATCAAGCTATGTCTTGGCTTTATTGTGGCTCAGTCACCGCAACAATTGACACATTTAAAGATGGGTCAGGGCGAGCGCGCCACAGGCGTCAAGGTGGACAAATCATCTCTAGGGCCAAGGCTCAGATGCTTGGCTGGACACATGAGCGTGTCAAGAGCACTAAGCATAGATATCTGAAGCTTTTAGGCTCAGGGCGTAAGGTCAAGCGCCTTAAATCAAGCCTTAAGCTTCAGACCTCCTCTTATCCTAAGCCTCAGCGCTCAAACACAGCACAGTAAAAGGCGGTCCATTCCATCCACCCCTCTGACTAGCTCCCTTACCGCGCTCGCATAGTCTCTAATCTCTGCCTGTGAGTGAGGGGCAAGCCTGAGCTTGAGGAAGTGGATGAGGGCATGGAGTGAGCAGGTCCAATAGCACTCTGACATGAGGCTGAGGGGAAGCACAGCCCGCGCTTGCTCTTTAGCCACACCCACCTTGAGGAGCTCCTCATAAGCCTTGAAGCTCGCCTCAATCGCCCTGTCATAAATCATCTCAGCTCTAAGGGCGTCATCCTCACCCATAGGCCCCGCGCTCCCTTGCTTAATATGCTCAGCGCCTCGCCTCCACTCCTCAGGCTCCCATGCCTCATGATCAAAGCGCACATATCGCCCGCTGATCTCATTCCATGCACAGCCCACTTGGTGTTTCATCCACTGCCGCAACACAAAAATGGGAGCCTTGACATGAAATTGAAATTGAACGTGTCTGAATGGAGAGGTGTGCTCATGAATCCACAGATAGTGGACAAGCTTCCAATCCTGCTCAGTCATCTCCTCTGAGCGCTTGCCAAGGCTCACCCGCGCCGCGTTGACCACGCTGAGGGGATCACCCATCACGTCAACCAAGGTCACACCGCCTCCACCTATTGATTTATAATACTCCATCATATATACCTTTCAGGTGTTAAGGGACCGAGGGCTTGAGGGTGGCCACATTGCCTCCTCTCTGCTCCTCACTAACCCCATTTGATGGAGAGACTATGAATCATATTATCTTGATTGGCAACGTTGGTCGAACGCCAGAGGCGCGGGGCGCTGATGGTGGCATAGCTAAGTTTAGCTTAGCTGTGGATTCACGGAAGAAGGGCGGGGAAAAGGACACACAATGGTTCAACTGTGTGGCCTTCAAGCGCACCGCTGAGGCTATCCTTAACCATGTTAAGAAGGGTGACACTATCGCCCTGACAGGCAAGCTGAAAACCAATACATGGGAAAAGAATGGCGTCAAACAGCTAGATGTTGACGTTGTGATTGACACTTGGCAGTTTGTCAGCTCTAAGCAAACCGAGCGCAACGCCATTAGCAACCAAGGGCCAGCCACCTGGTCACCTGATGGGAGCTCATGGCCTTGAACTGATGGAGCTCCCTTGAGGAGAGGATTGACTTGATGGATGAGACTGAAAGACAGAGATTGATGGGCGAGCGCTTAGTAGATATGCGTGATTACTTGGTGAGCTTTGTTCAGCGTCAATATCAGCTTGAGCTGTGGGACGCTGAGGACATCTACTCTGAGACATGTATCTACATGCTCAATAGAGGTTATCAGCTGGTTAGGCTTGATCAAGAGTTTGACGCGGCGATCATGTCCACCATGAAGCGGCGCGCTCTTAATCATCTGCGAGATGGCAAGCGCCACAGCAAGCTACAATCGACAGAGTATAGCCATATCAATGAGCGCTCCTCACTCTGGTCAGACAGGAGACATGAGGAGGCTGAGTGGATTTATGAGATGGACAAGCCACACATCATGAGCCTGACTAGAAGCCCACTTGAGGCTATCGCCATGAATCACCTGTTGAACTATGGTGATTTAAAGATCAGGGAGACAGCCAAGGAGCATGGGATCAATTATAACACCATCCACTCTGGGATGAGGCGAGCCAGGGCATACTTGAGAGGGTACTTAGATGACTAAGACAGCAGACTTGAAGGGATTAGCGGCGCGTGAGGCAGGTGA